TACCAGGGTTCATATCACCCTCAGACGTAAATGATCTACCAATTACAGATCCTGTTTGAAAAAACATATTCAATGCCTCTTGAGGATTATAATTTGTGCCGTTACCCAAATCAATCTCAGCTAACCCATCAGCATCTAAATAAACACCGTCAGGAACCATTCTTGATAATACTTGTTGTATTTTTAAATGTGTTAATTGAATCATATCAGCAAAGCCTGTAACTCTACTTACTAAAGATTCAATTTTACCATTATACATTCTAGGCGCTACAATAGAATAGTTAAGTTTAACCTTATTAACATCACTCTTTTCACGAAGCATGTTATCCGCAAGTTCCCATTTTAATAATTTATTAGAACCTGGAACAAATACGCCCTCATATAATACCTCTATGTTTTTAGCAATTCTTTCAAATCTTAAATTGTTATCCATTGGAGGGTTAAACGCATCTGTTTTCTTAATAATTTTTTCAGCACCTGTTGATACTTCTTTAACTTTATAAACCTCATTCATGTAGGTTTTATAATTAAAGTACATAACTTGAACTGAATTATTATCTTGATTTTGTTGTTGGCTGTTGTATTTATTGTAAATACTATAATCCTGATTACCTTGCTCTGTTATTGCTTTTAACTCTTCGTTAGTTAAATTAGGGAATTGTTTTTTTAATTCACTTATAGTTATTGTTTTAACTTCACCTACATAATATATATCGTCAAAATAAGGTGATTCAGTATAAGAATAAACTATATTAGCAGGATCCACATAATCAACTACAATACCTTCTGATGGTGTAAACAATGTTTTAACACAACCAATACCTAAAACGGTTAAATCATAAAAGAATCTTTTTTTTATTAATTCGTATTGATTTTGATTAAGTATAGTTTGTATTGCCTGCTCTTCTGCTATTTCAACTGCTTGCTTGTAATTAAGCTGCATGTGCAATTGCAATTCATCTTCATTATCTGGTAACGTAGCGGGATCATTATTAAATACGTTGACACCAAATTGTTCTTGGACATAGTTACCAAATTCTTTAGTTCTCATGTCAGCAAGAATGCCCTCCATGTATTGTGTTCTCTTATTAACACCATTCTGATCTTGTGAATGTGCTTTTATATCATAAGTTCTTTCTGCAATACCGTTTACTACAATATCTACAAACTTTGGAATTATTGGTACTGGCTTCCAATCTAAATTTAAATAAGATAAATCACCGTTAATAGATAATTCGTCTTTGTATTTTTGTATGCTTTGTTCTCCCCTAGCATATAATCTTAACTTGTGATAATTGTTTTGATTAACAAAAAATCTATTTGATCCTCTATCTTTTTTAAACCACTCATTTTGGATAGCTCTAGCAACATTAAGACCGTAATCCAATCCTAATTTTTCATCATCGCTAGCTGTTTGGCTTGGGAAGTAACTTTTTATAACTGACTCAGCCATATTAATTAATTATTTTTGATGTAATTCCTTTGTTTTCGTATCTCGAAAAGTTAATGTTAACTTTTGATTTTTGTTTTTCTGCACTCGGCCTGTATTTATTTTTATTGCAAGCCATAATTGCTAGCCCTGAACTAATTGCCGCATCAAACTTTGTTCTTTTATTTATATCAAACTTAGCCCAATCGTTTAATGTTTCATTAAAATATAAATCTCCGTAATCTCCGTTAGGTGTAATACCTACGTGGCTGTTAATATATGTTTCAATTGCCGCAGCATGAGCTTGTCTTATATCTTCACTTGAATTTGGTATGCCACCAATTTCTTTTTCAGTAACAGATAATTTATTCCACAATCTATCAGGCCTATTCATAGAATATCCCCTGTATCCTCTTCTTCTTAAGTAATATAATAATCTTGGTTTATTATTTTCCGCAAGTATTGGCATGCTATAAAACACTAATGCCATTAAAACATCTTCAAAAAACATTTCCGCTGTTTGGGGTCTTGCTACATATTCTAAAAAAAATCTATTAGGAGGAGCGTCCTCCATACTAAATTTTGTTAATCCGTGCAATGCACCTTTAGATCCTTTGCCATCTGTTGTTCCTGATATATCATAACTGTCACAACCGAAAGCGCCCATATGTTCGTTACCAGGATATTTAATACCATTTTTATTAATGATGTTATTTTGTAATGTAATACCCGGTACCCAACTTATTTTAAATCTTCCATTGGGGTTTGGTGTAAACTGTACTTTGGTATCTTTAATACCGTTTTGCCAAGAGAAGCTTCCTGTTGTTACATTTGCTTCCGTTGTTATATCATCATTAAAATCAATTTGTTCGTATATTTTAGCTAAGTTAAATATGCTGTTCTTAGCTTCATCTCTAAATGCGTGTTCCTCTGTACGTGGAAACTGTCTATAAAATTCATTTAAACCGTCTTGATCTCCTTTTAAACCATCTACTTCATTCTCCCAATGTTCAATAACCCCGACGTCGATATTATCTCCCTGGTTGTCGGTAACAGGCTCTTTCGGTGTGTTAAAGACAGGTATTCCATAAGAATCGATGAATCCTTCGAAATTCCATTCCATAGGTATGAACAAAGAATATAGTCCCGAACGAGTCTGTCCATTTTTATTCCGTTTCGTAACATCTGAATTATTATATAATTTTTTAAAATTCTCACCTCCTTTGTCTAAAGCATTTGATGTTGACCCCATCATACACTTACCTATTATTCTCGAACCAAGTCTGAGCGTTGTTTTTGTGACTCGCCAGTTATTGAGAATGTTTTCCGGGCGTTCCCATTTGCCGGCTTCATCATGGACGAGAAGTGCGAGTTTCTCTCCATCATATGAATTGTCCCCGGTATTTTTCCAGTCGATAGTGGTGTCCAATCCAGCGATTTCCTGGGCTCTATCTTTTGATTCGAATCTTTTACGTGTAAATTTCGAAGCGGGTACTCTGTACGCAAGTTCTGTCTTGGGGCGATCCATACCGTCCTGAATGGGTCTGAAAAAGAATGGATAATTGATCGATATTGGTACCACTTTATCTGTGAACATTTTCTTTGCATCGGCTCCAGATTTGGACAGTATTCCGTACCGTGCATCGGAAGATATGGTAGCCAAGTTAACTGTTTCTGAGGATGCCATAAACGAAAAACCTGAACGTCTATTCTTGAGATAGCACATTCCATAACACCGTCTATCTGCTTTACACGCTTCCCAATGAATAAAGAATAATCTATTGGCTTCTCGAAAGTCTGGTCTCCCAACATCAATCTTGGTCCACTGCAAGTACATATAGTGAGTGCCAGTAATATAAGTGGGAACCCCTTTGCTCTTGAACCAATGCCCTTCATCACGTTTAGTAAATTCTTTATCAATATATGCATGCCATTTTTGTTTAAATTCATCAGGATAATCTTTCCAATCAAATATACTCTTGATTGTTTTAAGCTCCTTAGGATACTCATGCGGAGTCCACTGATCATTTTGAGTATCAACGTTGCTTGATTTTGGCAGTGCTATTTTTAAATTCTGTATGCTATACACTTCTCCTATTTGGCCCGTCTTGGATATAACAATAACGTCATGTTCCTCATTGTACCCGTACTCCCATTTCTTAGATTTATTCAATCTTTTAATAGTAGTAGCTTTAATAGGTTCTATAATCTTATATAAGCTTTGTTCGTACATTATTTAGATCTTCTTTCTGCAAAACCTTTAAAAGTATTATCTATTTCTTCTTTAGGTTTATTTTCAAGTATATCTTTTTCTTCTTCAATTCTAGTTAGTATCTCAAATGCATCGAATATTGCGAGCTTTTTAGTGGCTGCAGCGTTCTTGAGTCTATCGGCTGAGATGTCATCATCAGTTTCAACAATAGGTTCTTTAGCAACTTTAATAAGTTCTTTGACTGCTTCATGTCCAGCTTGGATTATATTCTTTTTCGTTTCCTTGACGTTCATATTTAATAGATATTGAATTAGTTAATACCCTATACATTCTTTCACCGTCTACAATAAATTCGTATTCGCTGCTAGGTGTAAA